CCGCCCTTAGACATACTTAAAGCTCCTTAGCGATTGTCGTGCAAACCTCTTGCCACCCATCGCCCGCGAAAATCTTAACCCAACCTCGTCTACCAGATATTGACATCGAATTACAGCCAATACTTTCAGCAAACGCTCTTACCGACTTCTCCATAACGAGAAGCTCATCCAAGTCCCCACCAGCCAAAAAGATGTGCATCACCTTCTTCTCCGGGAAGATTTGTATCTCAGTCACGACAGCCGACTTCTCGCCCGGCCACAGTTGAAAATTACCAGTCGCGATGCCGTCCCAGATGTCACGGATCGTATGCGTCCCCTTGGTGTATTCCAGTGCCGCTTCAATATACGGCTGGCAGCGCATAAACTCTTCAACCATTACTACTGCACTTGCATCACTGACAGAAGGCAAGATGGCCCAGATGGGGCAAATGACGTTGCAGCAGAGGCGTGAAGCTCAATGTTCGTGCTATCGGCGGCCCACATCAATTCAATATAATCGCCCGCAACCAAGGAAAAGAAGTCATCCCTGCCTGACGCCATATGGCCGCCGTTGATGTCGCTTGTTGACAGAAACGTGCTTGCGGACACATCGACACCATTTTTCCTGAACCAAAAATATACGGTTTTTGCGCTGGCGTTGTTGGACAGAACCGTGAAGTGGGCTGAGAAATTATAGATGCCAGCTTCCTCTACAACAATCCGAGATGCAGGAGAGCCGATTGAAACTTTGTTGCTTTCCTCGGTTGTGTCGAACGTAATTGCGTAAGCCGTATTCGTCGCGGCAGGAGATACGCTGGTCGTCTTCTTGAACTGGCCGTAGAAGCCTTCGTAAATCAGCTTTGCTGGCGCATAGATGCCAACGTCCTGACCCTTCTCGTAAAGAGTGTTGGAATAAAGCTCTATAAGGCGGTTCCGCTGCGCTTCATACGCAGCGTTATATGCACTGGGAGGTGGTGGAAGTTTCAGGCTCACCTACGACCCCCAGCAATCGCATTTAGACGCTGTGTTCCGACGCGCCAATCAGTCGGCGGGCTGGTTGTCGTTACCCGCATCTTGACCTGTCGCCCATTGAAGCGAACTGATGTCGGATTTGCCAGCGTGTAAGGCCCGTAAGACGTTTCTTCGGCATTTGGGTAGTAGCGGGTTTTGAACGTCGCCACGACACCGCCTTGATTGCGTTCGTCAGGGATTAGTTCGTTGACATACATAATGTTGTCGCCGTTGCCGATCTGAACAGGGCCGCTCTCAGCGTAAGGGAGCGAACTATCGTAGTTCAAGCCAACTTCATGGTCATAGATATAGCCGTTCGTCCCGACCATAATCGGGTTGCGGAAGACGCTGCGGTCCGTCCCACAAGTGCGGGCCAAGCTGCCGATTGTCCAATGGTTCTCAACGTAATCCCACGCAACATAGCTGTCGTTCTCATTTGAGTTGGCCGACGGATAGAACCACCAAACCTCATTAAACTGAGCGTTGTTGACAGCGTAAACCTTGGAAATTTGGTTCGTGTTGATGTTGTTGAAGACGTAATCGTAAACTTCACAAGGCAGCGGCTTCACGTAACCATCAAAGACATGGAAACCGCGCTGACCCATCCACACAGCAGCGTTATCGAGAACAGCCACCGCATTTGCAGAGATCACGCCACAGGCGCGACCAGCGATTTCAGCCGAATATACAAATGGCTGGCCGACATATGTTAGAACGTGTGCGTCAATGTCAGTCAGGATCAGGTTTTGACCACGAACGCGCTTGGCGCAAATAATCTTGCCTGTTGTCTGAAGGTCAACGGAGCCAGCAAGGTTTGTCGATGCCGCTGTCCAGATCGTGTTATTTTCAAGGTCAGACCATGCAACACGACGGCTATTCCCAGACGCTCCCAAGGCGAACATTGAGCGTTCAGCGGTAACAAGAAGCCCTTGACAGCTTGTTGGCGCATTTGTGATTACAGCGGCCTTAGTTGGCGTTGAGGCATCCAACTGCCATTCGTATAGTTTGCCATCAGATGTGGAGCAGCCGACGAGATATTCGCCCCAAGTATCAAAGCTCCAAGTCGTTGCGGGCGTTACAGAACCAGCATCAGGGCGAGGTGTGCCGTAATAGCCAGTGCTATAAGTGCTAATCCCGTAGCCAGCGCCCGTAGAAGCATCGTCAGACCCCGACGTAAAGCCAACTGGCGTAATATCCACCAACCCGCTCGATTGCGTCATAGCATACAGCTTAGATGGTGTGCCGATCCCAGCGAAGCGAATGCCAGCGTTTGTCTTCCATGTGATTAGGCCACGAGCCTTGCCAGTTACAGTCCCGCTTCCGCGACGTTCCCATCCCCCAACAGGCTCCATCGCGCCCTCAGTCCAACGAACTAAGTTTACGTCATACCAGCGCCCGGTTGACTGAAGCTCAGTCCCGTTGCGAAAAACGCCTGCCGGTATTTGTAGTGAAACTAGGGCCATATCTACTCTTCATCGTCAAGGCTGAACGTAAACATTACCTCTATATCATCATTGTCTGCGTTTTGCCACGCTTCCGCCATGAGCGCCGCATAAGCGATTGCGTCCTCAGAACTATCCTGATGCCACGTATCTGACTGCTGCTGCCGCGCAAGTTTCAAGAGCAGCATAAAGAGCCAACCGTCTTGTTCGCTGAGAATGTTTCCAGTCAGCACATTGAAAGCCGCAACCGTGCGGTCCATGCTGCGTTCGCCTTCTGGTGTATCGTATTCCTGCGCCCGTTCGAGCATCAAGTCAGCGGCCCGCTCTAAAAATTCAATAGCTGAAATTGTCATCTTCACTTGCTCCGTCGAATACACATTCGCCTCTGAAATATGCCTTTTCATTGATAACCTCACATAGCTCAGGAGGAAGGAGAAGGCCGTCCTTGAACGTCAGGACTGCAAAGCCAGACGTGTGCGGCGACGGATTGTTTTCAGCATAGTCAAACTGCGGACCATGCGGATTGGAGAGAGTGCCTGTGTCGACACCATAGCGGCGGCCATTATAGTCAGCCCAAGGGGTCACAGCCAATCTGTGCAGGTGGCCGGTGACAATGCTGCGGCCTGATTTCAGGGTGTTGTTGTAAGTTGCATGGATGCCGTTGTGATACCGGTGCTTGACCATCAAGTTTTGGTTTATCATCGTCGACCATGTGAAGTCCCAGCGGCTGAACTTCTCTTCCAGCCGTTGCACCACGCCATCATATTCCGAAGCGTTGACGCACAGAGCGCGGTCAAAGCGGGCATCATGATTGCCGACGTTCCAAATCTTGTGGCAGCCCTTTGGCAGACGCTGCTCAATCTCATCAAGGCGGTCTTGGCAGACTTCCAATTCCTCTTTGACTGTCGGTAACTCAGTCCAGCCAAGTGGTGCATGACGGCTGACCCGCGCACCATCGAACAAGTCGCCATTTGCAAACACTGTTCTGGGCTTCAATTCCTCAATCAGCAGTAGCAGGGCTTCATTGGCTACCGTCCGGGCCTGATTGGGCCACCAGTGTGCGTCAGAGAAGGCAATGACAGTGCCTGTGTCGATGTTGAGGTCGATCTGCCGCTTATATGCGCGTCCTGCATCATCTGCTGTCCATTTGCTTGGACCTTGCATTGGAACGCTCTTTAGAATGATCCCGCGCTGTGCAAGTCGTTCGCGTCGAGAGTAGACACCACGCTCTTTGATGCCAAGAATGGTCGCAACCTTTGCAGGACTGCCGCCACCTCGCTCCCACGCTAGGATAAACTCTTCATCTGTGAATGTTGGTGCTGGCACAATGTAATCTCCCTTACTTGGCTTCCAATGCCTTCTTCCAAGCCTCTACCGTCAAGCGATGCTTGACACTGCAGTCAGTGTATTTCGCAATGATGTCGGCTTCCCAGACAGCCCGGTCAGGATCAGTCAGCAGTGCTGGAGGCGCTGGAAGCAGCGGGCAATTCGACGCCAGATTTACCGGAGGCTGCGGCATTGGCGTCACGGACACCGCTTTCGAGCAACCCGCTAATGCCATCAGGAGGAGTGCAATCAGCAGGCACAGCAGGAGCCGTTTTGTATATTTCACGAATAGTGTTGGTGCGTTCGGTTGCCACGACATTGGCTTGATCCCGCTCGACTTCGTAAACCTGCGAAACATCGTCTACCGCCTTTTGCATTTCTGCACGTTGCTTTTCAGCTTTTTCCAGAGCCTTTGAATATGCGGCATCGCACTGCCAATCGCGGACTTTGTAACCGGCGACTGCGCCAACAACAAGAGTGCCTGCCGCCACATAGCCCATAAGCGGATTAAACGGGAGCATTGGCCCTTTATCCTTTCAAGCGCGCCAAGAAGCATACTTCTTAGTTTTAGCCTTGCGGTCATCCAGTCCATGCGTCCCTCCATTGATGCGCTTGGTTAGCGCGAGGATAGCGGCATCGTTGACACCCTTGTCGCAGATCGACCACAGCTTGTTCTTGTCGAAGAACCAGAGCGCGCTCTCAAAGCAAAGTTCAGTAGCAACCAGATCAGGGTTGTCCATAACGTCTGGGCGGCCAACATAATTAGCAAACGCCTGATAGTTGTCCTTGCCGGTCAGCTGGAGCGCGCCGCGTCCACGGAATTTCCATCCGTCTCCTGATCCTTCAGGTCCGTTGCCCATGCGATTTGCATAGACACGATTGGCAATCTTCTGCGGCTGCCGCTCGTAGAGCCGTGCTTCGAGATCGGTCTTAAAATACTTGCCAAAGATGCTGCGAAGCCCCTTGGCGCTGTAATTGAGGTTCTCTGAGAACGTCTTGAAGTTGCCGCTTTCATGCGCCGTTTGAGCAAAAAAATGCGCAGCGCGATTTGATGATAGCTTATAGTAAGCAGCACCGCGCTTGAAAGTTCCCGGACCAAACGCGCCATCTGCCGTTACTCCGATCTTCTTCTGTAGG